TGGCGTTGACAGCCTGGCGCTCGGCCGCACGGGCTGGCTTGAACTCAGGGTGGAACAGGTCTGGGAGCCTGCGGCGTCGGCCGAAGGGTGGGATAGCCACGTATGGAGGCAAACGTGTTGGGTCAGCACGATCTCCTACATCACGGGCCTCCCGCAGCACCCGCTCCTTCCAAGGCTCTAGCTCGGTGAACTCTTCGTAGTAGTTGCGGATCATCACACGCGCCCGCTTCTTCGACATGTGACCGACCACGGCGATGCGTTCTTCGCCAGCGCCATAGAGCACGGCGAAGTTCTGTGTCTTACCGAGGTTGCGCTGAGGGTCGGTGACTTCCTCCGGGAGCACCTGGAACATCACCGAGGCCGCTCGGCGGTGGATGTCCTCGCCCCGCTGGAAGACCTGCAGCATCTTCGGGTCACGGGAGAGGTAGCCAGCGCAGCGCAGTTCGATCTGGTCGTAGTCGGCAACGATCAGGACGTAGCCATACCCGGCTACGAACAGTTCACGGATCGTGGCTCCTGCCGTCTCTCCTTTGGGCAACTGCTGCAGGTTCGGCTCCGATGCTGACAGGCGTCCGGTCTTCGTGCCGTGTTGCTTGAAGCTGGTGTGGACCGTGGGCAAGGTGCGTGTCGGTCGGAGGAAGCGGTAGATGCCGGTGGGCTTACCGTCTTCGCCGCCATCCGGGGAGCCGATGAAGGTGCCCCGCAGCTTCTCCAACTCCGACCACTGCAGGAACAGCGAGGCCACCTCGTTGCCCGTGTTCTGGTAGGCCTCCAACACTCCCTGGGTGACCTGAGGTACCTGGGCCTCGGGTGTGCGGGAGATCACCGGCAGGCTCTGGCTGATGAGTGGCCGCTTGTGATCGCCATAGAGGGGTTTGCCCTCCCCGAACATCACCCATCGCTTCTTGTCGGTCAGGCTGAGGCTGAACGAGTCACCCGTGCGTTGCCAGACCTCTTCTTCCACAGCGTGGATGCCAGTGTCGAGATCGTCACGGACTCGGTCGATCTCGTCCAGGTTCACCGGGAACCCGGCGTACTCCATCGCCATGATCGCTGGGTAGATCGACATCTCAAAGTCGTAGGCGTCCTGCAGTTCACGGAGCCGGGGCCAGTCGTTGCAGAAGGAGAGCCACGCATACCGCAAGTCCTTAGCCAGGTACCGGGCCACCACGTCGAGTGCGAAGTTGTCAGTACCCAGTTCGCCCAGCGGCGGGTAGAACGTGGCCCGCTCCTTGCGCGGGATCTTGTAGCGGTTGCAGGTCAGTTCCTTCAACGAGTAGCTGATGTGATCCTCGTTGAGGATGTGCCGCAGTATCAGGGTGTCGTGGTAGGGAGGCGGCGGTATCTCATCATCGAAGTACTTCGATAGGGATTCCAGGTCGAACTTGACATTGTGGCCGAGCTTGGCGATGCGTGTGCTGAACAGGATCGGCTTGATGAGGGAGCAGACCTCGTCAGCGAACATCTGATCGGGTGGCGGGGCGTACTCCGCTGGCCGCAGCACTTCGATGGTGGCGTTCGACGGCTTGCCGCCAGGTGTCATGCCCCGTGGGTCAGGCGGCGGGTACTCGGCGCACTTCGTCGTCTTGACCTTGCGCTCGGGTTTGAGCAGCAGGCCTTTGGGATGCTGCACCGGTACGAGGAAGACGCGACCGGGCACCCCCATCCCGACCCATCGCAACGTGTTGAGGCGTGGCGACAGCTTCGTCGTCTCGATATCGATGGTGACGATGTCGTGCTGTCGTATCTCAGCAACAGCATGGCGAAGCTCGACGGGGTCGAGGATGAGATGGGGTGCCCGACGCATCCCTCTACTCGTAGTCGTCGTCCAACTCGGACGCGATCTCTTCCAGTTCCTTGGTCTTCGGAATGGTCACCACGTCAGGACCGTAGCGCTCCAAGCGGTCGAGTGCCGCCTGGTCGGGGACCTCCATGTCGTAGTCCTCTTCCAACGCCGTCTTCGACACCACCGACACGTTGTGCTGGACGGTGCCCTTCTTGCCGGTCTTGCTGACCATGAAGAAGCCACGGGTCAGCGGCCCGATCTTCGGGTCGTTGTTGTAGCCCTTGATGACATTGAACAGGCGGGGGCCGAGGTCCCAGGACTTGAGCAGCACCTGGCCCTCGTCACCGAGCAGCGCCACGTTGTAGGCGGCGACGGCCTGCGGGCGGTCACCGATCTCGCAGAGCGGGCACTCCTTGTTGACGGACTTGAGGCATGTCCAGGCACGCAGGCTCTTGCCGTCCTTGGACGAGCGTTCGATCCAGTGACGACGGAACGAGACGTAGGGCACGTCTTCCAGGAACTTGATGAAGACCGCCTTCTCTTCCAGCTTCAACGTCTGAGCGAAGTCAGACGTGGAGTCCATGATCTGCTGCGCCGCGGTGTAGCCACCACGCAGGGCTGTCTCGGGACCGGACGATGCCTTCTTCTTCGGACGCGGCGGTGGGTCGTCGTCTTCGTCTTCGTCGCCGTCGCCATTCGTGGCGGCTGGCGGCGGGGTGGTCGGCTCGGCGTCACCTTGGCGTGGGACGCGACGAGCGGGTCGCTTCGTGGGACTCATGGTTCCTCGCAGTGTGTTGTGTTATTGCAATGTCAGTGTGTGTCTTGTGCCGTGAGGGTGGAGAAGAACTCTCCGACCTCCCGTGCGAAGGTTGGCGTCGGGGGATGCTTGATGCCCTTGCGGTCAGGAAAGATCACCTTGTGCCGCTTCGCTATGCGAACGATACCTGCGATCTGCTCGCGAGTCCAGAGCCGCTTGCCCTTGTTCGACCGGCCCGCAGCGACCGGTGCCTTGGTGCGCGGCGAACGGTAGGGGGTACGAGCGAGCAGACCCTGCGCCTCCCAGGCACGTATCGACTGGACGCTGTAGCCCAGCGCCTTGGCGAGGTGGGAGATCAAGAAGAACTCCCGGCGCTCGCCGTTGACGAGGTAGTACACCGGACGTTCGTCCCATTCGGTGGTATCAGACGACGCTGGCACGGCGTCTCGGTTGACTGGCTTCTTGCGACCGGGGTAGTCCAGGTCGGCAAACCGTTCGGTCACGGCGTCACTCATCTTGAACCTCTCGTAGGAATGTCAGCGTTGATTCGTGCCAACGCAGGAGCACCTGGAGCTTCCGGGTGGGTACCCCAGCAGGGAAGAGACTGATAGCTGCCGCCGTTGTGATCTGATCAGCCGTCAAGGGGCTGGTGTTCCTGTCTACGTGCGTTCGCACAGTAGCAGGAGTCTTAGCGGGCATGTTCTTGCTACCAGGAGGACGACCTGGGCCACGGCTACGGCGGGCATAGATGCCATGCACCTTGCGACGGTGACGGACGAGGCTGCCGTTGGTCAGCCACTTGCCGCACTCGGGACACTCGGTGTCCTGCGTCTTCATCCGTACCTCTGGATGCACCTTCGCCATGTGACGAGCCATGCCTGGGCCGGTGGTGAACGGCTCACCGCAGACCTCGCAGGGTTGCTTGTCGTCGGCTGGTGCAGGCGGCTCGACCTCGGCCGGTGGTGTGAGGATGTCGGTCATATCGCACGCGCCTGGGGTGGACGATCCTCGTTGCGTAGCTCCAACAGGATGAGGCGGAAGTCGCTGCGGGCCAACCGCTCTTCGCCGGGAGTCAGGTCGTAGTTCTCTGGCTTGTGATAGTGGCGGGTGACTAGCTGTCCGAAGGCACCGATCACATCACGGCGCTCTGTACCGCAGCGCTCGCAGCGCAGGGTCAGTGGGTAACCCATGGTGGTGGTCCAGGTGGAGTCGTAGTCGAACCAGGAGTGGCCGATCGTGCGACACCGAACGTATCCCCGCCGCTCCGAGAACCATGTCGTTTCGTAGCTCATGTGTTCCTTTGTGTGTTCCAAGTGGCTAGTAGCCACGTTAGCAGTGTAGTTGCTAGCAGAGTTTCTGCTTCTCCCACTCATCAAGGGAACGTTCGACCGCCTTCTCGACCAACAGGTTCATCGACACCACACGTCGCTCGGCCTCCGCTTCCAGCCGGTCACGCACGGTGGGCGGGAAGCGGACCTTCATCTCGACGCAGTCCTTACGTGGCATCGGCGGTGCCTTCAACGAGGTAGAAGGCGAACGTCTCGTTCTCGTCGTAGAGGTCAGCCAGTTCCTCGTCTGCGATCTGGCCTGAGTAGTTGGCCCCGAGCACGGCGTCCTCGTTGAGCACCACCACTACCTCGGTGCAGAGATCCAGCAGGCCCTTCTCCTTGAGCAGAGCCATGGTGCGCTCTTCGTTCAGGGATTGGGAGACACGGCGCTTGCGCTCGATGCCGGTGATGTTCTTGATGACCGCCTTACCCCCCTTATAGGAGGGGAAGGCCTGAGGTGCAGCGAGGTCGATCTCCCGGTGCCCGCCCTCCTTGAGCTTGCCGTGAGCAGCTAGCTCATCCATCAACTGCTTCTTGAGCCTGCCCTCGTCCGTCTCGGACTTCTCCCGTAGGGAGCGGTTCATGATGTACTCACGAACGGTGGTGTCCACCACGGTGGACGGTGACTGGCGAGGTACGGTGCGGCGCTTCTTGGGTTCTGGCATCCCCACAAGGTACCACTTCGACCATGCGCCGTGTCACAACACGGGTGTGCTACGGTGGTACCTGCCTATGAGCAGAAGCTGTTCCATGATGCACCGGGTCGTCGCCTTCGGGCCTCCCCGCCGCTCCCATGTGGCAGTGAACCCTCAGTGGCTAGAACCCACCCAGGTAACGGGGTAGCAACCACTAACCCTGTCCTAAGGCGGTCAAAGCTAGGTCGCCCCCTATGGGGAGCGCCCCTCGCCCCGGCCGACCGAACGCTTCCTTTGTGGTTATGGGGAGCGACCTGGGTGGGTTCTCCCTGTTACGCGAGAAGGCCCCCGCCGTAGCGGGGGCCTTGTGCCGTCACCGGCCTTGTCGCGGCATCCTCGGGTCCCGGTTGGGATCGTTGGGGTCGTAGTTGGGGTCCGTGGTCGGATCGTAGTTGGGATCGTTCCTCGGATCGGTCGGGTCGTTGGGGTTGACCTGCTGCGGACGAGTCGGCTGGTCCTGACTCTGCCCCCCGCTTCCGGCCTGCCCCTGGCTCTGACTACCCATGGTGTTTCTCCTTTGTTGGGTGTAGGAGAACATTCCCCTTCCAGTAGGGCGCTATACGGCGTCGAGGAACTCGCGCAAAGACTCCAAGTCCAGTGAGATACCACCCGTCTTGTTGTCGTACTCGCCGTCGATGAAGGCACGGCTAACCCGGCGCTTCTGCTGGAGCATGTTGTACATGCGCTCTTCGATGGTGTTCAGGCCGAACATGTAGCCGATGTTGATCTGCTTGAAGGCTGAGTCGGTGCGGTCGATGCGTGAGATTCTTTGAGCGAGGGCACCACTAGACCACGGAAGGTCGTAACACAGCAGGTGTGAACCTTGGTTGAGGTTGATGCCGTAGGCCCCGGCGTCCGAGGACAGGAAGATGCGGCAGGATGGATCGTTGTTGAAGCGTTGGATGCGCTTGTCACGCTCCGGGCCAGACACGTCACCCGTGATCATCGTCAGGCCAGCGCCGAGTGGGCCGCTCTTGACGGCACCCATCAGTTCGGTGGCGATCATCCGCAGCATCGGCTTGAAGTAGCTGAACACCACCACCTTGTGGCGAGGGTCCTCGTCCAGGATCGCCACCACCGTCTCCACCAGGGTGTCCAGCTTGACGTGGTGCTCAGGGAGAGACTTGAGCGCACCAGAAGCTCGAAGCTCTGAGGCGTACTCACTCCCACGCCGTGATAGCTCCGTATCGAAGTCATCAGCGCTGTACAGAAGCAGGCGCGGATGGCTCGATAACATCCGCATCGCGAGCAGACGGCTCATGACCTGGCCCATCAGGCTGGTACCCACCCCGCCGGAGGTGGTACGCCCGTAGTGTGCGAGAACGTCAAAGGACCCTTTGGCACCCCCTGATAGGGCCTGATCGATCGCCAACGACAGGTCGTCCCTCACCCTGTCGTGGAGCTTCATGGTGATGGGGTCGAGGACGACCGGCATCTCCTTCTCCACCATCTCGGGCAGCCACTCAGCGATGTCCTCCCGGCTCTTGCGGTACATCGCTTGGCCCAGGCGTTGTGTTATCAACGGAAGATTACGGTAGCGAAGAGGCCTCCCCCAGCCATCTCTTACGATGAACGTCGAATCGAACTTGTGGAAGCCACCGAGCACCTCGGGGTCAACGAACTCCATGATGCTGAACAGGTGCTCGGGCACCCCTTCGACTGGCTGACCGGACAGGGCGATGCGGACGGCGGCGTGCTTGCCCAGCACCTTGGCCTTCTTGGAACGCTTCGCAGCGAAGCCCTTGATGTAGGTGCATTCGTCCAGCACCACGAAGTCGATCGGCAGGTACTCCTTGATGAGGTCCCAGTCGTTGACCAGGCACTCGTAGTGCATGATCGTGTAGTGGTACTGGTCAGCGTGGCGGATGGCGTAGCTGCGGGCACGCTTGTCACCGTCCACCACCTGGACCTTGGCCCGTGGATCGACCTTGGCGATCTCCCGCATCCAGTGCCACTTGGTGGACTTGAGGGCGAAGATCACCCCGTTGTTGACCACACGCTGGCGTCGCAAGCTACGGATGGCGGCGACAGCGGTGACCGTCTTGCCCGCACCCATGGTGAGGGCGAGCAGCAGGTTGTGTCGCTGGACGATCCGGTCGATGGCCTCAGTCTGATACGGGCGTAACTCCACGCTTCACCGAACGCTTCCTCGGAGCCACGGCTGGCTCAGGAAGGGGGATCGTAGCCACACCTTCGATGCGCTCGGCCTTGGTGTAGGCCAAGACCGCCTCCCGCAGGTCGCTGTCATCACGGGCGCTAGTCACGTCGAGGGTGCGGCCGTCGCTGAACAAGAAGCGATACCGGTGTTTGACCCACACCGCCACCACCTCGCCGTCACGCTCTTCCAGAGTGACACGGATGGGGCGCTTAAGTGTCGTCGTAGTTGCCACGGGGGATCATCCTTCGTCGGGGTGGGGGTGGGTCGAGGAACAGGCCGTACCACCACGGCCCCTTGCCGCGTGAGGTCTTCGACTGGATGGGCCAGCCGTACTGGTAGCGCAGTTCTCGTACGCGCTCCAGCGCAGCGGTGCCGAACAGGTCACACAGTTCCTTGCCCCAAACGAAACTGCCGTTGTTGATGTGGAGGTATGTCAACACTCGGGCGTTGTCTGTGGCGTGACGAGCGGCCATCTCCAGCGCCGCCCGGATGGAGTTGGGGCTACGAGGGTTGTAGATCAGCCACCGCAACTTCGCAGGCTTCTTGTAGTTCCCCTCCTTGATATTGACACAATGGTCACCCAACCGGAGAACATCGCAGTACAGATCGACCGTCTCACCATCGTCGTAGGTAAGTACGTAGTGCTTCTTGTGCGCCATGACTATTGGCGAGGAACAGTACGGCGACGGTTCACCATGAGGTCGTAGACCCTGACACTTACGTTGTGTCGTGACTTACGCCGCTCCTTGGTGGCATAGATCTTCTTCTTGAGCACAAGCTCTCGGATACGTGCGCTAACACTCTGATGCGGCCAGCCAGTGATGACCTCTATCTCATCACAACTAAGAGGGCGTTGTGTGATGAGAGCGGTGATCGCCTTCCACCGATCCTCACGGGTGTGGATGGCGTGGTACGCCCCATTGATCGACGTATCGTTGTCAGGTACGTGTCCAGGAAACTCGGGATACTTCACAAGCCCATCCGCAACGTGCGTGACCAGGAGTCGGCCAGCGCCTCGTCGGTGTCCACGTCGCCAGGGTCCTTGGCCGGTTCGCCTTCGTCGTCCACCAGGCCGGTGTAGTTCCAACGCATCGGTGCGGTGCCTGCCTTCCTCAACATCGGGCCGAGCACTTCGCACGCGCTGTTGCCCGCCTTGTCGTTGTCCAGGGCAAGGTACACCCGTGTGAAGTTGGTAGCAAGCAGGCGCACCTGCTCATGGGAGACGAAGGCTCCGAGCGATGACACCGCTGGTACACCGATACCGACCAGCCGTACGGCGTCGAGTGGTGACTCCACGATGGCGCAGTAGTTGAACTCGCAGCACTGCTTGAAGCCGAACAGTGTGGTGGCCTTGGGCACGCCCTCAGGAAGGGTGAGGACGAGGCCCTTCTGACGGTACTGCGCTCCGAGCAGGTCACCCGTCGTCGCGGAGCGCAGTGGCATCACCCACTGCTTGGCATCACCATCCCAGCGAACCTCGTAGTGATCGACCGCTGGCCGCATCAA